TCGACCCTATCTCTATTCTATGCAAACAAACCGCAGTATATTGGCGACCTTGAGGGATTATGATACCCCGACCTTCGCAGTGACAGTGCGACGCTCTTCCTCTGAGCTACAAGGCCTTAAACTGGTGGGAAGGTGAGGTATCGATCCTCCCCCGAAAACGGATGAGATTTACAGTCTCACTGCCAGAGCCACTGACTTTACCTTCCCGAAAATTCCCGATACTTCTGAAAAGTAAAAGTATTGGGAATTAATTGGTGCTCCCGAACGGATTTGAACCGCTGACACGTGGTTCTTCAAACCACTGCTCTACCAACTGAGCTACAGGAGCATAATAATATACACATTGTTGGACCCGTCTGTTCCAACTTTTCCCTGCTCGTAGCGGGTTGCGAGTTCCCCTCCTTGCGGTCGGGGCAATGTGTATTAGTGGTACGGATAAGAGGACTCGAACCTCCACGTCTTTCGACATCGGTACCTAAAACCGAGGCGTCTACCAATTCCGCCATATCCGCAAAAAGAGCGACCACCTACAGTGTGCCTTGATCGATTACGTCCGGACGCTTCGATCTTCCCAGATAAAGAATACAGTTGCAACTATATCTTTACCCTTTCGCGGGTTCAGCAGAGGTGGTCTATATTTGGTGGAGAATAACGGGATCGAACCGTTCACCTTCTGCGTGCAAGGCAGACGCTCTACCGAATGAGCTAATTCCCCAACGAAAAAAACTTATTAGAAGAATGCACTGGGTTCCAGAACCTCCCGTATTAGTGACGGGCAGTGCACTCATCTAATAAGTCTTTGTAAACCTTGAGATTACAGGTTTAATTGAGTGCCTTTGGACCGTACCGACTTCCTTGCGAGAAGTGTTAATCCTTTATCCACTAAAGTCCTTGCGGATTCTCTAGTATCACTCAGTGCTGCCTTTTTTGAGGTCTGGCGTTTGACCTATCATGCTACGCTATTCGTCCATCATTCTCCCGTCTGCCTTGCGAGCAGTTCGGTTCCGCTAAGAACCTACGTCTTCACTTCGAACAACCACTTCATCCTTGCGAGAATCCGTGGACCCAATTCACTTTCGTGTCAGGTATTAAGCACCTTTCACGTAGCACTGGAGCAGTCTTTCGCTTTTATATACAAACCAGGAATTGAACCTAGATCGACAGTTTAAGAGACTGTTGCTTTACCTTTAAGCAATTTGCGAACCTACCAAGAAGTGCTGCTCCAGCAGATCCATACCTTGTTAGATACAGAATACCACACTCCTCATGTCTTTCGTCTTGCGGACTAATCAACCATGCTTCAAGTCTCCCCTCATCGGTTTAACTTTTGCATTGCCACCTTGCCTTTTCACGCGAATGATCAGACTCAATGACTATCCGTTAGTATTCAGCACTCATAGGTTTGGTTCGATACAGTTAGACCACCACAGTCTATTAGAACTCACCGACCGGCTCTGTTCGTATCCTTTCGGACTTATATCACCTACTTACTGCCTACTGCCATTCAACTGACAGGGGATGCTTTCGTCACAGGTTTTACCCAAATGCAACGAGTCATCCCTAACTCGGACTTGTATAGATAGACCATCACTGGCGCAGTTACGTAGGAGTCCCTGCTTTGGCCACATTACTGTGGTTATCTTAACGACGCTATACCGCCATTCCTATTTTTCTACTATACCCTAATACTAGGGAAAAGTAAATAGATTTTTGAAATTATTTTCAAAAAACTTTTAATGAACATAATGGCAACTGAGGTGTCGACACGCTACTGTCGGTAATTTCGCTCTTTACGTTCCTATCATAGAGCGATGAGAACGCATTCTCAACCTCCCCCAATCACTTGGTCGCCACAGGAACTTCCATTATATTCAAACTCTATTAAGTCTATCTCTACAGATATCTAATGCTTTATCGTTTATGTCACAACCTATAAACCTTCTTTTCAAGATTTTGCTAGCAACTAAAGTTGTGCCTGAACCCATAAACATATCCAATACAATACCATCATTTGGACAAGACGAATCTATTATAGGATATAATAACGCTAATGGTTTTTGCGTAGAATAACCTACTCTTTCTGTTTTATCATTTTGCCCCAGCATAGGAATATTCCAAACATCGTCAAGGACTTTACCAGCTTCATTATAATATTTTTCTTTAGCATACCCTCTCGGAGCAGTAGAAGAATAAGGTTGGCGTATGTATTTAGAATCTACGTTGAAGAAATAATTATCTGACAAGGAGTATCTAAAAATTGTATCGTGCCTTTTACCAAAGTCTTTCTTTTTCCTTGGAGCAGAGTTATAATGCCATATAATTTCATTTCTAAAATTATCTTTACCAAAAATCTCATCCATGTTAAGTTTCATGCTGTGTGATATATTATAATCGCAATGTATGTATATTAACCCCGTTGGTTTCAATACACGTTTGCACTCTAACAAAATTGGAGTAAAGTCTATGTCTATAGAATCGTCATAGTCCTTGAATTTGTTTCCCGTGCCGAACGGAACGTCTGAATAGATTAGATCAATACTATAACTTTCTATATTAGAAAGAAAGGATAAAGCATCACTATGGTATATCACATTTTACCTTTCTTCCATTACATTCAAACTGGTTGCAGAGGTTGGATTTGAACCAACGATTTCCGGCTTATGAGACCAGCGAGGACAACCTGACTCCTCTACTCCGCGATAAATTGGCTCCCTAAGATGGATTCGAACCACCGACCAAAAGATTAACAGTCTTCTGCGCTACCGCTGCGCCATTAGGGAAAATGGGTATCTCACGTCTCGACACTCACATCAAACATTCCCGACAGACTCCATACACCATACGGTATGCGAGTAGTTTGACTATAAACTTGCCGTTTTGTTTTCAACGCATGCCAACGAACTAAATCGCCTTTATAACGTTGGTTCAGCAGACGGTACTGCTTATTTCTATTCTATACACCTTATCGGTTAACCCCATTCATGATTGCGGTAAGGAATCCGATATTCGCCAGCGTTCCCCGTCTGTTAGTCTGGCATAGGTCTCTCCAGTAGGTTCTAGAATACTGGATAATAATGGTGCCCCCACGACGACTCGAACGCCGGACCCCCTGCTTACAAGGCAGGTGCTCTACCAACTGAGCTATAAGGGCAGAGATTGATTTTCTAGCAACCAACCTTTGTTGGCGCCTCTTCCTTTGCCTTTGTTTCTACCTTTAAACGAAGGTGTTTGACTGTGACAATTTGGACATATCAATCGTAAATTTTCTGGAATATTGTTATATGGATCGCCATCAGTATGATCAACTTCAAGATTGATAGGCATACCCAACCAACTATCTATTCCACAAACTGAACAGTTATCACCAAATTCGCGTTTAAGATTTGTTTTTAGGCAACCCTTTCCGATTGTCCCTTCTCCACGCTTCCACGCTTCATACTTCAATATGCTCTGGTGAGTTTTCTGGCAAGAATTACTGCAGTATTTTCCTGCAGTATTTTGCTTCTCTTCGACCTTACCACAATGAAGGCATTCGGTGATATTTTTAATTCCCATCTTATTTATTCCTGCTAGGTAGACCTGCTTTTATTTATAAGATAGGTATTTTTAGAAACTTATTTAATCTACCCTGCCCATGAGCGAATTTCGGAGTCGGTTGCAGCCGTCCTAAGCCATTGCTAAGGTTAATTAAGGACTGGTGCGATGGCCCACCCAATCCGTAGTCTATACGTCTATAGTACGCTCTCCCCTTAGCAGGGTAGATTAAATAAGTCTCGAAAGACTTATTTTATTCTAACAATGTCAAAGAACTGAAACTTTATTTATACACTCTACTATACTTTTTAGAGAAAGTCAAGTGTTTTTTAAAATTTATTTTCACTATGCATCTGAATCCCTTCGATGCGAGGCGAGATCGTCTTGGCAGAGTACTGCACGCCGTCGATCTCAAAGAAATGCCGACCACCGATTGCGCCAACTTTTTCCCAACGAAGGTTCAAAGTTTCACGCTCACGAAAGGGAGAAATCCCATGAGTCCACTTGCGACCAGTCCGAAGTTCGAACGCACCACCAGAGAGAGTCGTAATCATTTCATTTCCTTTTCTCATCTTATATTCCACTCTACCCTATTTTAGTAGAAATGTCAAGCCTAAAAATGAATTTTTATTCCGATAACCACTTAGCGATCGAACCATATTTCAGGTTCAGTTCGTTCTCGAGGATTTCGAGACCGTAGTGGTCGAACTCTCTTGCGGTGATGCCTTCTGCTTCAGCGATAATTTCGATTGCACGCTCACGAGTAGCATTCGTTGCTGCTACGCGAGCAGTAAACTTGAGAAAGTTGGACGCCTGACGATCCTGCTCATACGCGATCTGCTTGTCGAGTTTCAATGAGAGATACTCGAAGTCTGCATCGAATGCTTCGACCGACTCAAACGTAGGATTATACGGACGGCATCCATAAACTTCCTTGTAGAGATCAGAATAGATGCTTGCATCTTTCGAACCAGTGGCGGCATTAATATCACGAAGAGTCAACATAATCAATTCCCTTTCAAACTATAATACCACTATACCTCGAAAATGCGAAAATGTCAAGCCCCTAAATTATTTTTTTAAAATTAATCTCGCGGACGATATGGGTCATATTTCATACCCCACAACCACCCTCCTGGCAACGTGAAAGTCAGAGGGTCAACAAGGTGGCATTTACCATTCGGTTCAACGCACCACTTGCGACGCCTCATACTTGCCTTGATTGCCATGAGTCGGCGAGTTTCCCAAGTATGCCTTCTAGCATACATCGGATTACCATCCCTGCGCCTAGTTCCCCGCATGGTTCGACTTATCGATGCTTTATGCTCTGGTGTTAAACCACCCCAACAGGGATTCTTTTCACCAGTTAGTGCTTCTGAAATCTTTTTGCGAGTCTCAGGACTATGTCCTGCAGATTTCTTTCGGGTAACTTTATCAACAATCGTCAAACCTTTTCCGAGGACTTCTGCTTTATCTCGGAGGATTTCTATCTTGCTGTTTTGTAGCAAGAGTTCTCTTGGTTTCGGAACCTTGTTTGGATCATTGACAATCCATAGTTCTTTCTTATGTTGAAATAGAAAGAACCTCATTCACCGTTCCTTTATCCAGTAGTGTCAGATTATGTTCGCGGTCAATATACTTGAATTCAACATGATGCGGTTCAAATTCTGCTAGAGCAGCAAATACATCAGCAGTATTAAGAGTGCTGCAGGTATACACATCCAGTTGCATTAGAGCAGGGGAAACCTCATCCCAAACATGCATGGCAATATGCGATGTTTCGATAATGGTAACTGCAGTCAAACCACGGTTACCCACCATGTCACTGTAAACAGCATATGGACCCATTAGTATTTTCATACCAATTTTGTCAACTAGAGTTTTCATCCAATCCTGGATTGCCTCTGCGCATTGTGGCGGATTGTTTAGTTCTGCTCGCACAATGAGATGCTTGTGCTCTAGGATTTGCCCCATCGTTGTTCCTTAACTTGAGGTGGAAAGAATTTATTTATAAGGTCGCTGAAGATTTTTTTGGCGACTTCTTCTTCTTAACCTCTGGTGCTTTCCAACCTGTCAAGAAACTTTCAAGAACTTCCGCGAGACGAGGATATGCTTCGAGCAAAGTTTGATCCTTGATATGATCAAGCAACTTCGCTTCTTTAATCTGCACACCCTGACATGTCTGCATCCAGATTTCTTCTCGGCGGAACTGCGGGACTCCCTTCGCAGTGCCTTCTGGCAACAGAGTTAAAATGCGACGGAACTCCTGTGTGATGGTTGTATCTGCCATGTTAGATGGCAGACCTTCATCCTTATATGGAGTTGGACCCTCGGGAAGATTGTATGGACCTTGCTCATAACCAACACCCCATGCAACAAATCGCATGAGAACAGAATTGCCGATGGAGATTGCTCTCACACGTTCGCGCAATTCGTCAGTTGTTTCTGCTGCACATGCCCAGTCAAGTGCTTCATCAATTTGTTTAAATTTCTTGGGTGCTAGTCTTTGTGCCATTTCAAGTCTTTCTTTTAAAATTCATCTACGAGGTCAATCATCTGCTTCATACGATTAGCGATAAAATAATTCAACAGACCTGAGCGATCTCCGCCCAGTTGTTTCTCATAGTTATCTATAATCGCTACTTTGATGTCCTCAGGAATACGCGACAAGTCAACCAGTTCACGGTTGCGCTGGAAGTTCCGCCACATTTCATCACTGGTGATGAAGTCTTCGGGTTTTTGCGTTTTCCAATCAGCAAGTTTATCTTTACGTATAGGACGTTGACGTTGCCCATTAATAAACGTGTCATCATCAGAAAGAATATTGGGAACACCGTCACCCTTATCGCCCATGATAATATGTTCCATTAGAACTGCTTCAGGCGATTCCTTCAACTTACAGAACTTTTTCTGAACAGGAGCATACTGTTTAACATTGCTCCACTTCTGTAGTTGCTGGAAGTCATGGTCGCCAGATAGAACAAGGAATGGTTCAGCACTAGGCATGAGACCATCGGTGTTCATGGTCTGACTATACTCGGCGAGCACTGCGATAACATCATCTGCCTCGGCACCATCAACGTCGATTACAGGATACGGGAAGTGATCTTGTAACTCACTACGAATTTGGTGCAGTGCTTCGAAGATAGCAGACCAGTCAAACCCAGACTCCTGCCGTGCTTTCTTACGATTCGCTTTATAGTTAGGGAAATACTGACGACGCCAGTAGTGACGATTGTCGCAAGCAATCACAATGTTGCCGAACTCAGCACCAAACTTCCGCTTATATGAACGAATGGCATTGATGATCATGTGTCGAATTAAAGGTAGGTTTACCTCCACATCGCGGCGACCACCAAGTTCTGCCATCATGCTGCTTATAGCAGTCTGGTTGAAGTCAACAACAATCATTCTTCTTCACCTTTAGTAATAGTCAACGCTTCACGAACATCATTGAGCATGTTAATTTCTGGGCAATCAACACCTGCTTGCCGCATGTATAGACCAGTGATCATGACAGCGAGTACTGCAGCATCTGAATGGAAGTTCTCGTTCTTAAGACCAACCTTTTTCTCTGCTGCCAATAGAATACCACGCAAACAAGCACCCGCAAACGCTTCAGCATCCTGATATGCAGCATATTCTGTTGCACCCTCGAGGAAATAACTCAAAGATTCATTATCGATAGTCTTAAGAGTTGCATTACGTTTGATGTAGGTGACATTATCATTATTATCTGGCATTAAAACACTTTCAATATTAAAGTAGTTGGAGTCAGTCGCGCACGAACTGGTGCACTCTTACTCTTAACGGCTGAGTACCATTTTGTCAAGTCATTTTTCTTCAACTCAGAAAATTCTTTTACTTGAATTTCTGGTTTGCGAAGAAGTCGCGAGTTAGAGAAGTTCTCATCAAACCCAACAAGACTCGCACCCTTGACAGTGATGCTTCCGCTTACTGGACTGAAGTACTTGGAGATCTTTCGCGTCTTAGTATCAAAAGTCCACACTTCACTGCAGTTTAGTAGGTTGATAGGTTCAACACTGGTAATACCAAGTGCAGTATCTTCCTTAAGGAACTTTAGATTCTGAACCAACTTGGACTTATCCTTTGGTTTCTTCTTACGAACCTTAGCAACCTGCTTGCTGACATATGACTTCTTAAGGTCGCTGACATAAGACTCGAGCAGTTTAACAATATCTTTGACAGACTTCATACTCGTCAGATGTGAATAACTCTCGAGTAACTGTTCTTGCGAATCAGTCAGTTGAGTCTTAGATAGACGACGAACTTCTACAAGTTCAGCAAATTCTGCAAGGATAGGTTCAATCTTCTGCACGCAGTCAAGATAATTCTTATCCGACAAACGATACGGCATTAGAATCTGGGCAATGTTACGAGTATCCTCGCCATTGATCAGTTTCTCAATCTCATCGTCAACATCAGATACGACGAACGCAGATGCAACCAGTGGTTTCTTGACTACCTTGACAACAGGGTCAGGAGCAGTTGTATCATCTTCGATGAGAACAGTTTTCTTACTTACTCGTTCTTCAACCTTTTCCCAGATGCGCGCTTTATGCTCGTCATTGAGAGGGAATCCACGCATAGCGATACGGGCACAGTTGGCATATGTCCGAGGAAGCATCTTGTCAGACAACTGACTGATTGCTTTGAGTTTGGTAGCATCGCCCTTGAACCAGTCAACAAGAAACGCACGGCAATCTTTCTGGTCAACGATGAAGTTATACCAATTCAATGCCTTGCCGAATTCTGACTGATAATCCTTGGGCACATAATCTTCAACCCAAATTGGTTCTGTGCCCATAACTTTAGATTCGGCAACGGGAACTTTCAATTTATACATAGATTCGCCTTTCTTCATAATATATCCACTATACTATAATTTGTTGGAAAAGTCAAGCCCTAAAATTAACAGAGGTGATACGGTCATAACGAAATGCTCGCCACTCATTCTTATCCAGATCCCAGACTGCGAGAGTTTCGCCGCTAGGTGGTTTTGTCTTTGTCCCCTTTTCACTGTACGGGGGAATGACGCCTTCTTGTAGAGTGCAGCGCATCACACGTTCTTGTCCATTCAGTTTAGTAAAACTAACAGTCGCTTCACCCTGCGCAAGAGTTGCCTTCAGGTCTTCGCGCCATTCTTGATTCATAATATTCATCACATTTTCCTTATATTGTTTTCATCAATAATAATCTTACCGTCCCTCCAAGATTTCTTCGGGGGATCTGGTGCTGGTATGTCATGCGTCGAAACAGGTTTATTCTCATGTTTCTCGAAAACAAAGAAGTCTGGTGCTTCAACAACAGATTTCTTCTTAGGTTTCTTAGCAGTTCGAACAACGTTCTTAGATTTAACCTCATCAACGACGACATAGTCTACTATACCTGATTCCTTATTCTTTGTCAAGCCTAAAAATGTCATGTTAGCAGCAATAATTAGTAATATTGCCAGCGGGTCGAACACGAAAATGAGTATGATGATCATCATACGCACTGCTTTATCCACAGTAGCGGAATCACCACTACCGTAGAATAGTTCTGCGATATATTTTATCGGACCTACTTCTGCTTCGAGTTTAAGATTTTCTGTTTTGAGCGGTATGAGATCAGTCTCAATAGTCTCAATGTCTGCAGTCGCACTCTTAATTTCAGCATCAAGGGACGCACGTTCCCTTTTCTGCCTGTTTCTAATGAAATTAGCATCCAACACATCTTCTGCAGTAGTGAGTCTGTCCAGAGTATCCAGAGATGTTTGCGCATTCTTCAGTCTCCTTTCGGCGGATGTCTTCTTGCTTTCGAGTTGCTCTATTTTGAATACTGCTGAACCACCAACAGTAGTGTGTTCAATGTGCGATCGACTTAGATAACCGAACACACCCATACTTGTAATGAATGACAGCACACAAACTGCAATGGTGAAGTATGTCTTCAACAGTTTGTTTGCAGTTTTCCAGTTGCGATACACCCAACTGGCAGTAACAAGTTTGGCAAGTTCTAATACCACACCCATAGCAGCTACGGCCATAGGGGAAGCAGGAAAGATAGCCATCAATCCCAAGATAGAAAAGTAGCCAGCGACACCAGTTATCGCCAATGCTACCAGCATCAAGAGTGCTGCGAAAAACATCCAGGTCTCCAATCAGGTAATTTTAATTCTTTCAAGTGATCAAGTCTCAGACGAACATTCCACATTTGATTTATGCAGTTATCGTCGAGTCTGTGTTCCCATTGCAGGATATGCTCAACTGCTTTGGCATGCGATTTGCTGTCATATTCAGCGACAACTTCTTTGCGCATCTCGCCCTCATAGTTAGTCACATAAGAGGAACTTCCGAAGTATGCTTCAAAAAGTTTCTCTGTCTTACATGAATACCCAATATAAAATTTGCCGTCGTCGAAGTAAGTGCAATATACTCTATGCACCTTCTTCGGCGACGGCTTACGTTTTTTCTTAACTGTCATAATCTACTCCGTAAGTAGATTATTTATTCGTCCTCGACCCAATCATCCCATGATAAATCTTCTTCTTCTTCGGTAACTTTTGTACCACAGAAGGGACAATGTTTGACTTTGTAATAATCATCGTCCAAGTCATGATCAATTGTGAAGACTGCATCACAAGAAAAACACTCATGTTCTACGTCAGACATACAATTTACACATCAGTAATGGCACGAGTGGATATAATTCCAGCAGAAGCATGATAATTATCCATTGCAGCGCCCAGATTACTTGAAGCAGCAAATACTGCAAACTCTTCAGCAACTGCATCATCTGCAAACGTATACTGTAACACTTGCGTATTGCCATCATTTAATATATCGAATTGAAATGATACTTTGTCACTATTCTCTTGCAACCACTCGTCCATTACAGTATTTTGTGGTGGATTTGTCTCAAAATACCACAGAGTTTGAGTTGACGGTTTGGTATTTGTAACAGTAAGTCTTTTGGCCATGTTAATTCCTTTCTCGTTTAAATTTTATGCTGCCAACCCCCAGACATCATCCCACTTCCCTGATAGTGCACCCTTCGCATAGTCGGTAGCACGATTCTCGAAGAAGTTCGTATGAGTCGGAGCATTGATCATTTCCTCGACCCATGGCAGAGGATTTTTCTTGATTTTAAAGATACCCTTAAGACCAAGACTAATCAGTCGGCGGTCGCAGATATAACGGATATACTTCTTAACATCATCTTCAGTCAAGTTTTCCATTGTTCCCATCGAGAATGACAGTTCGATAAACTTGTCTTCAAGTTCAACCATCTTTTCTGCGATAGTATAGATCTGTGACTTTAGATCGTCATTCCACAATTCACGATTTTCTTCAACATATGAACGGAACAGTTTAATCATACCTTCAGCGTGTTGAGTTTCATCAA